CCTCCATGGTCAAGCGGTTAAGACGTTGCCCTCTCAAGGCAAAATCAGGGGTTCGATTCCCCTTGGAGGTGCCAGATACCCACGCTGAACAGCGTGGGTTTTTCTTTTTGCCACAGATGAAGGACACGCCTTCCAACGGCTGCAGGCCTGAAGCAGGCGCTGGAAAAACAGTCCGGACAGCTTGAAGCAGGCGCGAAGCGAAGAAGGGGTCTGGGGATGAATCCCCAGACAGGGGTATGGGGACGGCGTCCCCATATGGCTTGACAGGAAAAAGAACTGGCATTACAATGAAAACGAAGAGAATGAAGCGAAAGGAAGCGCTTTACATATGAAAATTGCAGTTGCAGGCACGGGCTATGTGGGACTGTCGATTGCGGTACTGCTGAGCCAGCATCATGAGGTGACGGCGGTAGACGTGATCCCGGAGAAGGTGGAGATGATCAACCGCCGGGTATCGCCGATCCAGGATGCGGAGATTGAAAAGTATCTGGCGGAGAAAGAACTGAACCTGACGGCGACGCTCGACGGCGAGAGCGCCTATAAAGAGGCGGAAATCGTGGTGGTTTCCACACCGACGAACTACGACCCGAAGATGAACTATTTTGATACTTCGAGCGTGGAGAGCGTGATTGAGCAGGTGAACCGCATCAACCCTGAAGCGGCGATCGTGATCAAATCCACGATTCCGGTGGGCTATACGGAGGAGATCAGCAGGGAAATGGGCGTGAGCAATGTGATGTTTTCGCCGGAATTCCTGCGTGAGGGCAAGGCGCTCTATGATAACCTCTATCCCAGCCGCATCATCGTGGGCGCGCCGAAGGACAACGAAAAGATGCAGGCGGCGGCGAAGAGATTCGCTGAGCTGCTGCAGGAGGGCGCGATCAAGAAGGACGTGGACGTGCTCTTTACCAGCCCGACGGAGGCAGAGGCTGTGAAGCTGTTTGCCAATACGTATCTGGCGCTGCGGGTGAGCTTCTTTAACGAGCTGGACACCTATGCAGAGGTTCGCGGACTGGATACAAAGTCGATTATCGAGGGCGTGTGCCTGGATCCGCGCATTGGCAGCCACTACAACAACCCGTCCTTCGGATACGGCGGATACTGCCTGCCCAAGGATACCAAGCAGCTGTTGGCCAACTATGACAGCGTGCCCAATAACATCATCGGCGCGATTGTGGATGCGAACAGAACGCGCAAGGACTTTGTTGCCGAGCGGATTCTGATGCGCGCGGGATTCCCGGAGAAGAAGAATCCAGTGGTGGGCGTATACCGCCTGACGATGAAGGCGGGCAGCGACAATTTCCGCCAGAGCAGCATCCAGGGCGTGATGAAGCGCATCAAGGCCAAGGGCGTTGAGGTTGTTGTGTATGAGCCGACGATGAAGGAGGAGCGCTTCTTCAACAGTCTGGTAATGAAGGATCTGAAGGAATTCAAGGAAAAGTGCGACGTGATCATCGCCAACAGATACAATGATGATCTTGCGGATGTGATGGACAAGGTGTACACGCGCGATCTGTACAGAAGAGATTAAGGCTGTTTACGCAGCGGCTTTCCCGGCATGGGTGAGCCGCTCTTTTGTATTTTTGGGGTTGACGGACATGACTGTGACGGATATAATGGGAACGGATGTTCGCATTTACATGAGTAAAAAGGGAGGAAAGAAGAAAAGAATGGCGTTTTCCTGTGTGCGATACTGGAAGGAGGAATGTGACGGATGCGGGGGCTGCATGCAAGAGGAGGAGAAGAAATGGAAGGAAGAGGTATGAGCAGGAAGAGCATTCTTGAAAGAGTGCGCACGCAGGTGCTGCTGGTGCGAAGGCTCAACGGACGGATGCGGGAGATATCGCCTGACGGAGTGAGAAGCCTGAGGCTGGACGGCGCGCCAAGGGCAACGGGCGGAATATACCGCGGACTGGATATCCGGCTGGAGAAGAAAGAGGCGCTGGAACGGATGATTCGCAGGGAAAGCGAGCTTTTGCGGGTATACGAGAGTGAAGCGCGCAGAGAGATGGATGGAATGAAGCCGGAGCATTATGCGTTCTGCGCGATGTATTACATTGGCGGGTTTTCGCTGGAGGAGACGGCGGAGGCCATAGACAGAAGCAGCAGGCAATGCGCGCGCTATAAGAGAGAGATTGAGGCGGCATAAAATGTCGCAAAGCGTCAGCTTGGCAAGGCATAATCGGGTGTGCTATGATATACTCACGAAAAGAAGGACGGCAGAGCAAACGGCCGGGCACATATGAGGAAAGGACCGCTTCCGGTGAAGGAGGCGGTTTTTGCTATGTAAATCTTTCTGCAAAGCTTCGGTCTGGAATGATATAGAAGCAAGATTTGCAGGACTATTTTCGGTGACGCCGGCGACGACATGCGTTTTTCAGAGGATGAGACGGGAAGGGGGAGAGCGGAGATGGGCAAGCTGCATGAAGACAAGAAAAAGAAGATTCTGCATGAATACTTTGAAGGTATGAAAGCGCCGGAGGAAATTGCGGAAAAAATGGGGCTGTCGGTGAGAACGGTGACGGGCGTTCTCAGCGACAAAAAACTGCTGGAGCCTTTCAAGCGAAGGAGCGAGGCGGCGAAGCTGCGGGCGCAGATCTGCGTGAATGAAACGGCGGAAGAGGCAGTGCGAAAGCAGGCGGAATTGATGCGCGATCAGGAAACGGCGCAGAGCGTGACGCAGCGGGCGGCCATGGATATCCTGGATCGTGCGGGGATCCGGGTGCCGAAGGAAGAGAAAAAAGACATCCGGATCACCTTTGCGACGGGGATGCCAAAGCTGGGAATGCCGGGGAAAAGCGGTGAAGGGACATGAACCTGGAGCTGAAATATGAACCGACGGACAAGCAGCGCGCGTTTCACGCGAGCGAAGCGGACGAGGTGCTCTATGGCGGAGCGGCGGGCGGCGGCAAGAGCTATGCGATCTGCTGGGACGCATTCATGCGGCTGATGAAGTATCCGGGGACGCATGCGTATCTGTTCCGGCGGACATATCCGGAGCTGGAGATGACGCTGGTGAAGACGATGCTTTCGATTGTGCCCAGGGAACTGGGCAAATACACGGCGAGCACGCATGAGATGCGGTTTCCCGGGGGGAGCGTGGCGCACTTCTGCCACCTGCAGAACGAGGGCGAGGGGCTGCTCAAATACCAGGGGGCTGAGATTCACTGGCTATACTTTGACGAACTGACGCACTTCACGAAGGGCATGTATGATTATCTGCGCACGAGGCTGCGGGCGGAGAAGCGGCTGGGGATCACACCATGCGTGCGCAGCGCGAGCAATCCCGGCGGACCGGGACATGCCTGGGTGAAGGCGAGATTTGTGGACGCCACGGACTGCGGGCGGATGATAAGGGAGGTTCCGATCAAGAGCGAGGTGCTCGGCAGCGTGAGCGTGCGGAAGGTGGAATACATTCCGGCGCTGGCGACGGACAATCCGCACATTACCAGGGATTACATCATTGAGCTGGAGCAAAAGCCGAGGGCGCTGCGGGAGGCGCTGCTGCTGGGCAGATGGGATGCTTTTGACGGGCAGGCGTTTCCCGAGTTTACAGACGATCCAACACACTATGAAGACGGGCGATACACGCATGTGATTCGCCCGTTTGCCATTCCATACCATTGGCCGCGGTACGTGAGCTTTGATCACGGATACACGCGGCCGTTTTCATTGGGCGTATGGGCGGTGGACGAGGAGGGGCGGGTTTACCGATACAAAGAGCGCTACGGCTGCGTGCCGGGAGAGCCGAACACGGGCGTGATGCTCTCACCGGGAGAAATCGCGCAGGAGCTTGCCGGATTGCTGGAAAGCGAATTTGAAGAGGGAATCCGGCCGGTGGGAATCGCAGATCCGGCGATCTGGGACAGAAGCCGGGGGATGAGCGTGGAAGAGCAGATCCGCAAGGGTTTTGGCGGCGTGACATTCCGCAAGGGCGACAACACGCGCCTGCCGGGCAAGATGCAGCTGCACGAGCGGCTGAAATGGGACGAAGACGGAAGGCCGATGCTCTACGTATTTGAAAACTGCCGGGACTTTATCCGGACGATTCCGGGGCTGGTTTACGACGGGCGAAGGCCGGAGGACATCGACACCAGAGGCGAGGATCACATCTATGACGAGACGCGCTATTTTCTGATGAGCCGGCCGATTGCGCCGAGGGCGCGCGCGGAGCGGAAGCGGACAAAAGAGTATGATCCGCTGGGGGAGTGACGGGGAACGTTGGGGGCGCTGGGCTGCCGACCCGGGAATCTCGCATAGTCGCGCAAGCGCTCCTTGCGATTTCCGACGCTCCGCTCGCCTTCTTCCGCCACTGGTGGCGGCGAGTTTCGGTCCCAGACCTGCCCGAGGGACAAGTCCCTCGGACTCCCTGTTTCGCTTCGAGGCGGATTGAAGAAGGCGGGGAGGGAACGAACTGCGTTCGTTCGCAGGGGTGATATGGACGGCAAACGGAGTTCGCCGAAGAAGAGAAACTTGAAACAGGCGCGAAGCGAAGAAGGGGTCTGGGGATGAAATCCCCAGCCTGGGGGTTCGGGGGATGGCATCCCCCGAAGAAAGGAGCATGGATGAAACGACGGAACATGGGCGATGCACGCCAGAGCGAGCTGCGCGGGATTGAGCAGCCGATGAGCGCAAAGGAACGCGAGCTGCTGCGGCGAGGATATGCGCTGTTTGAGCATTTCCATGAGCAGCTGCGCGAGGAGCACGAGGAGATGCGCGCTTCGCGGCGGATGCGGCAGCTGCGCCAGGACGAGAGAAGCGGGACGAGCCCGACGATGAGCACGCTGAACAGCTGCGTGGACAACGTGGTGGCAGATCAGATTGACAACATGCCGCAGGCGATGATGATCCCCGAGCGCGAGGAAACGATGAAGAGCGCGGAGGAGATGACCGACGTGGTGGGCTATGTGCTCTATCATGCGGGCTGGCCGGGCAAATACCAGAAGATCATGGAGGACGCGGTGGTGACGGGCACAGGCGTGGCGCAGGTTTTCTGGGACGATGACGCGGAAGACGGCGAAGGGATGGCGAGCGTGCTTTGCTGGCATCCGGAAGACTTCTATCCGGATCCGATGTATGAGGACATTCAGGACGGGCGCGCGTGCTTCAAGGCGACGCACACGACGGTTGGCTGGGTGGAGGAGCATTATCCGATTGCAAAGGGCTTTGTGGCGAGCGACGAATACGCCCAAAGGGACGAACAGGCCATGATGCAGGCGCCGGACGGCGACGGCAAGGTGACGTTGATTGAATTCTGGTACAAGCGGTTTGATGCGGCGGCGCGGCGTAGCATCGTGCACATGGCGCAAATGGCGGGCGGCGCGCTGCTGTGCAGCACAGAGACGGGATTCGGCTTTGATATGGAAGAGGACGAATATGCGCAGGGCGTGTATGCGCACGGGCTGTATCCGTTTGTGCTCTATCGGTACAGGGATGTTTGGCGCAGGCCGTTCGGCTCGGGCCTGATTCACGACTACCGGCAGACACAGATTGCGATTGACCGGTATGCCAAATATATCGACGACAATGCACGGGAAAGCAGCGTACAGCGGCATTTTATCCGCAGGGGCAGCGGCGTGAATGCGGACGATGTGGCGGACATGAGCCGCACGGTGATCGAATGGGACGGCAGCGATATCCGCGAGGTGCTTCAGACGGTGCAGGCGCAGCCGCTCAACAGCCAGGTGTATCAGATGATGCAATACATGGCGGACGCGATGAAGCAGGACTGCGGTCAGAACCAGTTTGCACGCGGCGAGGGCGGCCTGAACGTGACGGCGGGCACGGCAATCAGCGCCCTGCAGCAGGCGGGCAGCAAAATTGCGCGCTGGCACACGGAGAGATTCAAGGACGCTTTCCGGGAGATGGTGGAGATGATCATGTGGGTGCTCAGCGAATACATGGAGCCGGGACGCAAGCTGCGCATTGTGGGCATGCGGGACACGCTGGTGGAACTGGCGGCGCCGGATACGCATGCAGACGTGGTGCCCAGACCGGCATACACGGTGCGCGTTCAGGTGCAGCGCAGCAATCCGGACGAAATCACCAAGGACAATGAGTTCCTTTTGCAGGCGGTGCAGATTTGCGCGCAGGCGGGGACGCCGCTGCCGGCGAGCGAGGTGATCCGGATGATGCAGGGTCAGCGGATCAAGGAGAGCGTGCTGCGGGCGATTGAGGGCATGGGGAATGCCGGGGCGGCTGCCCCGGACCCCGCCTGAGGGACATTGTCCCTCAGACTCCCTGCTGCGCTTCGCGGCGGTTTGAAGAGGTTGGGCGTGGGCGATCAATGATCGCCCAGAAGAGGAAGAATACCCATACTTAGTTATGCGGCCGAAGGTTTCCAAAGGGCGACCGGAAAGCCCTTTGGCGGGGAATGGGGCAGAGCCCCATATCTGAAAAGGTGAGCAGCGATGGCAAAATCCCCGAGAGGGGTTTGCAATACACAAAGAAAGGGGAAAGAACATGGAACAGGAGAGCAGGATGATGGAACAGGAGCCGCTGAGCGCGCAGGAGATCACAGGCGAGCTGATGGAGGAGAGCATGACCCGCGAGGCACAGGAGGCGCAGCAGTTGGAGTCGGACATCCGCGAGGGCATTGGCATGCTGTTTGAGGATGGCTGGACAGGCGAAGAGCTGGCGAGGCTTTCGCAGGACGATGGCGTGCGCGCGGACGTGGCGCAGGGCAAGGATCTGATCCGAGCGGCGGCCGCGTATCTGCGCAGGGAGATGGCTGCCATGCGCCAGGCGCCCCGCAGGCGCGGCGTGCCGGTGACGCGCGCGAGCGCGGCGGGCCACGTGGCACAGAGCGACCGCATCGAGGAGATGAGCGACGCGCAGTTTGAGGAATTTTCCAGGAAGGCGCGCGCGGCAGCCATGATGGGCAGGAAGGTGAAGATGTGAGAAGAGCGGCTTAAAGCAGCCGCGAAGCGATGAAGGGGTCCGGGGACTGGTCCCCGGGCTGGGGGTTTGGGGATGCAATCCCCAAAAGAAAGGAGAAGTGAAGGATGACGTATACGAGCGAGAACACGAACATGACGGCGAGCGGCGGCCTGACGCCGGGCATGCAGACCTATTACAACAGGGAACTGCTGCGTACGTTTGAACCGGAACTGGTGCATCTGCAGTTTGGCGACGAACACAGGATGCCGGAAAACAGCGGCCTGGTGATGAACATGCGCAAGATCATTCCGCTGGAGGCGAACACGACGGCGCTGAACGAGGGCGAGCCGGGCGAGAGCGTGATGCTGACGGAGACGGAGGTGACGGTGAAGCTGGAGCAGTACGGCGAATATGCGCGCTGCACGGACAAGCTGGATCTGAGCCACCTGGATATGAATATCCTGCGCAAGACGAAGCTCTTTGGCGACGCGGGCGCACGCAGCATTGACGCGGTGGTACGCGAGGAGCTGGCGACCTGCACGAACGTGATCTATGCGGGCGGCAAGACCAGCCGCAGCGAACTGACGGGCGAGGACAAGCTGAGCACCCGCGAATTGCGCAAGGCTGTGCGCAGGCTGAAGAAGGCGCATGCGCAGACGTTTGGCGGCTACTACATCGCCATTGTGGGTCCGGATACGTTCTATGACCTGCAGGACGACGAGACGTTTGTGGCGGTGGCGCGCTATCAGGACAAGGAAGCGGTATACACGGGCGAGATTGGCCGGCTGTTTGGCTGCCGGATCGTGGAGACCACG